TGTCAAGACAAAGCAATCTACAACGCAATCATGGAGTCAATTCAGATCATCGATAAGAAATCTGATAAAGACAAAGGCGCATTGCCGCAACTCTTGCAAGATGCACTCGGTGTTTGTTTTGACAACAACATTGGCCATGACTTTCTTGAAGACTATGAAGCACGATATGATTTTTATCACAAGAAAATTGAACGCCTTGAATTTGATCTGAAGTACTTCAACACAATCACTCGTGGCGGTGTGCCTCGTAAAACACTGAATGTCTGTCTTGCTGGCACCGGTGTTGGTAAAACTTTGATCATGTGCGACTTCGCCGGTTCAAACCTCATGCGTGGCAAAAATGTGTTGTATATAACACTAGAGATGGCCGCTGAGAAGATTGCGGAACGTATTGATGCGAATCTAATGAATCTGCCTCTTGCTGATCTAGAGATATATCCAAAAGAAACCTATCAGACCAAGATTGATCGATTGCGTCAGAAGACCGATGGTAAACTTATCATCAAAGAATACCCTACTGGCTCTGTTGGTTCTGGACACTTTCGTCACCTGTTGAACGAACTCAAGCAGAAGAAAAACTTTGTGCCTGATGTAATCTATATTGACTACCTCAACCTCTGCATGTCATCCCGTATGCGAATGGGTGCGAATGTGAACTCGTATACATATATTAAGTCCATTGCAGAAGAATTGAGAGGTCTGGCAGTTGAATTCAATTTGCCCATTTTTACCGCAACACAAACGAACAGAACTGGATACACTTCGTCTGATGTTGGACTTGAAGACACCTCCGAATCGTTTGGTCTACCCGCAACAGCAGACTTCATGTTCGCAGCAATCTCAACAGAAGAACTTGAAGGACTCGGACAACTGATGATCAAACAACTGAAGAATCGTTATGGTGATCCTGCATTGCACCGCCGTTTTGTTGTTGGTGTTGATCGATCTAGAATGAAACTGTATGATGTAGAACAGTCAGCACAAGACAACATTGGTAAAGACATTGCTGATGTGCCTGTGATGGACAATACAGACTTCGGTGCTGGCCTCAAGAAGGAGAAATGGGATAAACAAATTTTTGAAAGTTGGAAGTAAAATGTCAGATAAAAAAGTGAGAATAGTCTTCAAACATTGGAAGACAGGTAAAAAAATTGTGCGTGAAGGCACGCTACCGCCGGTTCTGAATAATCCTCTCTCTGATAGATATCTTTTGTTCATGGAAAACGGCAAACGAGAAGACATAATTAAAGATACAATAATTGAAATTACCGATATAAGTGAGGAGAAAACTAAATGAGTGCGAATAAAGATATGTTCTTAGCAGCCGTGCGTGATAAGCATCTGGCGCATATGAAAGCATGTAAAACTAATCTTGAAGTTTATAATAGTCCTGTTGGTATTGGCGAACATGGCGACCTCGTATCAACTGTTGAGGAACTGGTAGAGAAATATGTTTCATCAAAAGAAATGGTTCAGGCGTGTGACGAACTTCTGAAATACACTACATACGAGTAGAAGGAGACAATATGAGAGTCGGATTTACTTGTTCGACATTTGATTTACTACACGCTGGTCACATTGAAATGTTGAAAGAAGCACGTAAACAATGTGACTACTTAATATGTGGGTTGCAGACTGATCCAACAATTGATCGACCTAATAGTAAGAATAAACCAATACAGACTCTTGTCGAACGTTACATACAATTAGAGGCTGTGAAGTATGTTGATGAGATACAGGTTTACGAAACTGAAAAAGACTTGATTGATCTATTGATTCTTTTGCCAATCAATGTTAGAATATTAGGTGAAGAGTATAAAAATATGAAATTCACAGGCAAAGATATATGTGAAGAAAGAGGTATCAGTTTCTTCTACAATAGCCGAAAGCATTCGTTTTCTACGACCGAACTTAGAGAGCGCATAACACAAACTGAACTCGACAAACGGAGTAGAAATGACAAGACTGATAAAAAATCTGATTGACAAGGATGTAATCGAATCGTTGTTAGATCCTCTGGAAGAAGAAATTAAAGAATTGACGACAGGTGCTCGCTGGAATGAGAACAGAGGTCATATCAGAATGGTAACTAAGGCGAACTGTCTTGAGCATTTACATAAAGACATACAAGAAAAAATTGAAAAAGAACTCAATGTCAATCTTCTACCGACATATTGGTTCACAACACAGTACAGCAACGGCAGTTTTATGGTTCCGCATATTGATCGTGCTTCGTGTCAGATATCTGTGACAGTAAATTTCTTTAAAGACCATGATTGGCCAATAAACATTTATCAATATAATCATGAGAGTAGATTGGTTCAAACAGAGTCCGTAGAACTTGAACCGGGGGACGGTTTAATTTATAATGGTACCCATGAAATGCACGGCAGGCCAAAACCATTTAAAGGTGAAAAATTTATACAGACATTTTTTCATTATGTTGATGCTGACGATGAATTTTATGTGAACCACATAGATATAAAACGTCAACGAGAATGTGTTAGAAACACATCATCCGATGGAACAGAAGAAACAGGTCCTTATCGCGGACATGCAATGGGTACAGATTACAACGAAATCAGAGAACAACAAAACGATGAGTAAGATTGAATATAAATTTAATGAAGAAAAATTGTTGCAAGAGTTGCAACAATACGTTGACTCGACATATGACCAACACTATGCAACTGAGAAGTATCAGGCTACTGATATCATCATCGATAGTGGTCACGGTACAGGTTTCTGTCTAGGAAACGTGATCAAGTATGCGAAACGATATGGTCGGAAGGGCACCTCGGAAGACGCACGGAAAGACCTGATGAAGATACTCCACTACGCTCTGATTCAACTATATGTACATGATATCGATTTTCCGATCAAAAATAGAGAAATGATCGAAAAATTTCATCAAAAAAGTAAAAAAACTTCGAAAAAAAGCTCTTGGAAATCAAGAGCTTACCCGCCTAAAAAAACTTCAATAAAATCAATAGCTTACGACTTGACACCACCACCAACTCCTGTATAATCCATACTGTGATTGGGAGAAATGATATGGAAAAAGAGTTAAAATTGATCGATTCCGATGAACTGATCAAGATCATTGAGCGACTGGTTGACAGTGTTGACCTACCAATGAGCGAGATCACAGAGGATTGTGAATATTTACATGAGGAAGTGTGAACTGGTTCACAGACAATCGACTCTGGTTTTGATATAATACTACCGTAATTTGTTGAGAGGTTTTAGTTATGCGTTTTTCAATTCTTCAATTCCGCGCTTCCCGCGATGCGATTGACCACCTGAACTCTGTTGGTTGGGATGGCGACTTCGGTGACTATCCTGAACTCGCTATTCAGCGTGACGTTGCTTTTCATGGTGGTTCTGAAGGCTTTGAGTCTTGGATGTTCGAATACTACCGTAATGTCGCGAATGTCGAAGCGAGTGGTTTGGAAGAGGTGTTTCATGTTGGTAATGGTTACGGTGACCAAGACAAGATTGTCCGTGTTGACCGTATGCATTCCATGAGTGTTGGTGACATTGCGTTTTGTCACGATACTAATGTTTATTTTATGTGCGACCCTGAAGGTTGGACTGCTGTTGATATCAAGGAGACTGTGTAATGTTGTGTGATATTTGTTATGGTAAGATTGAACCGTTGAAAGATAACAATGGTAATGTAGTTTGGGCAGAAGGCAATAGTGCCGATCCTGTAGTCGAAGACGGTCGATGCTGTAATACTTGTAATGAAACTGTTGTGCTACATGCGCGACTCTTTGGTATGATTTCAAAGTGAGGTGTTTTGATATGGGTTGGAATTTGGAAGGTCTGCGAGTCGAAGGACTCTATCTTAGTGGCGATGTCCCTGTCGCTGGTCTTGTCACCCACAGCCGTGTTTGTTACGGTGGTGGAGTATGTCACCATGTGTGTCTCGATGAGGGATTTCAGTGGAAAGGCTCCACTGGCAAAGTTGTTGTCAGTCGCGAGGCAGGCGAAACGGTCATTGTTGACCATCAATATATAACCCGCGTTATGGAGGCAGCGTAATGAGCACCAATGTAGCAAAAATTTCTGAACTCAAAACCAGTTTCTGGAATGCAGTTAAAAATCCTGAAAATTTCGAAGATGGTGAAATCAACTGGAATTTTGTTGATGCTGATATTCACCTGGATGCTGGTGAAGCAGGAATGTCTGTACCGAATGAGTGGTACGAGACATTCAACGATCTTGCTGATCAGTTCGAAGGAATCGTGACTGGCCAGTTCGGCCAATAAGGAGACTTGAATGTCTTTATTGAAAATGGTAGAGGATATTCATCCCGTTGACGAGAACGGTGTCCATCGGCGTTATGTATTCAGCAACGGTTATCAGTTGAGTGCAGTCAAGTTTTGGGCATCATATGGTGGTGATAAGAATCTCTGGGAAATTGCCGTGTTGAATAACGATGATGAGTTTGTCACTGGAGATTTTTTCCCTGAGAGGGCGGCCGATGACGATGTAATCGGTTACGTTAACAACGATGAACTAAAAAATTATGTTCGACAATTAGAGGAATTGTTATGATAACTGTAACTGATCTATTGCTTAAACTGGATGATCGTCTAGCGAAGGCGATATACGATAAATATAAATCTAATGTCGCGGCATCTCGTAACACTTCTGTAAATAGGGATAAAGAATTAGTAGGATATGACGAAGGATATCTCTGTGGTCTGGAAGCAGCTGCTGCGATTTTCGAAGAAATACTATATGAATGGAATGAAAAGCAATCTGCCATGACTTGCTACCCCTATATTGAGGAAACTGACTTATGAAGATTGAAGGCCTTGTTCACCGAGGAACCGCGACTCACACTTACCATGTTTATTTGACCGATGCGGAAACTTCTTGGCCGTCTCAACGCATTATCACCGCGGTTGACAGACATGGTAATTTATCTTTTGATGAATGGATAGAGATTAAAGAGGGTGTCAAACATCCAGGTCATTTTGGCGGTACTGTCAATTGCCTTCGTGGAAATCTTTTTGAAGTGAGTGTTTATGTTGATTGAGGATGATTATACAAGCAAAGTGACATGGACGTATGAGACCAATCACGGTAAAGTGACATTCGATTTTGATTCCACTGAGATGAACGTGAAAGAGATGTTCCTAAAGTGGGTTGACTTTATGTGTGCGATTGGGTATAATTTAGATAGAGCAGAAATGGAAGCAATGTGGAACGGTGAGGTTTGAGTGATGGTACACTATCAACGTGCGGATGTGCGCTTTAATGGCGGCAACGGTGCATTACTATGTAATCGTTGTAGTATCATCATTGATTATGGATTTGACCACGAAGATAAGTTTCATTTCTGTGAAGCGTGTGAACCGCACAAACAAGAATGGGCCATGGGCCAAGAGATGGGAGATTATGATGAGACAGAGTGAACCCGTAAAGAATCGTTACGGCGATGAATATTATTGGAAAGAAATCTCTGAGAATGTATTTCAGTTTTATATGACTGGAGATTCTATGATGTACTGCCGCATGGGAGGTAAAGAGGGTCAGAGCGGAATTGATGAGAACGATCTTGGTATGTTTGATCCAAGTGGCGGCCCTTACGTTGAACTAGGATCAAAACTGTTCGGACAGACGGTTACTAAAATCAGATCCGTTCGTACTGGTCAAGATACAAGTGCGTTTGTTGTAGAGGTTGAGTGAAAAGGATTGTATAGTTGAAGGAGTCAGTATGACAACAGCAAACCCGAAGATTGTTGAAAAGTTCGCGGACGTTATGCCTGAGAAATTGCGTTCATACTACATCATGAAGTGGGCAGAGAAGAAAGGTATAGACACGGATGACGCCATGGAAATGGCGGGATATGTCCGTGGAGACTACATCGGTGCAGGTGCATATATGTGGATATATGTAGGAAATGGTCGATGAAAAGTAAACACGTAGAAGCATTCATGCGTACCGCTGAGGTATGGGCTGAGTGTAGTACTGCACAGAAACTAAAAGTTGGTGCGATTATTGTAAAAGATAATCGTATTATTTCCATTGGTTACAATGGTATGCCGTCTGGTTGGTCTAATGAGTGTGAAACATGGCATTCAAATGTTAATTTTGAGGTGAATGCATTAGACAAACACATTTATGGTACATACAAAACCAAACCAGAAGTTCTACATGCTGAGACAAACGCGATTGCTAAAGTTGCACGAAGTCCAGAGAGTTGCGAAGGCGCATCATTGTTTTGTACTCACACACCTTGCATTGAGTGTGCGAAGTTGATATATCAAAGCGGTATTAAAAACGTGTACGTCAAAAACGAGTACAAGGCAAGCAAAGGTTGCGGCTTGAATTTTCTCAAAGAAAGCGGTGTTGATATAAATATTCTATAAATGAACTCACCCGGAGAAACCAATGTCACGTATTTTCGATTTTGATACATTCACAAACCTTGAAGAAGGTGTGAATGATCCCGCTATCTTCAAGGCTGTCTTTCTAGCAGGCGGCCCCGGTTCTGGAAAATCCTTCATCGTAGGCAAGACAGCACTGACCGCTCTCGGTTTTAAGACTGTAAACTCTGACGATATCTATGAGGTACAGTTACAGAAAGCTGGTCTGACTACCGATCCAGAAGATATTTGGTCAGCGCAAGGTCAAGCAATCAGAGACAAGTCCAAAACACTAACTGGTAAAAGACTCGGCGCTTACTTGAAAGGCCGACTCGGTATTGTGATTGACGGTACTGGTAAAGACTATGCCAAAATTGATAAGCAGAGAAAAGATTTTGAGAATCTTGGTTACGAGACTGCCATGATTTTTGTCAACACCGATCTGAAGACAGCAATTGCTCGCGACAAGTTACGAGCGCGTACAGTCGGCGAAAAGAAAGTAACAGAGATGTGGAACGAGGTTCAACAGAACATTGGTAAATTCCAGAACACCTTCAAAGGTAACATGATCATCGTTGACAACAGTGAAGGTTCAAACTGGGAAGGCGCAACACAATCAGCCTATCGAAAGATCAGTGCTTGGTCTAAGAAAACACCTAAGAACTCACTTGCACAAAAATGGATTAACGCCGAACGAAGTAAGTAATTATGAATGATCGTGAAGAAGTTTTAATGAAAATGATACAAGACTGCGGTTCAATCATAGAGTTGTGTTCAAAGATATCACGTAAGAAAACAGAACCGAACCAGTGGGACAGAAACAGTCTAACGAAAAAATTGGCTTTCATGATGATGACAATTGAAAAGTTGAATGATGAAAATTTAATTGATGAAAAAATGTTGTTTGATTTCGTCCAAGAACAAGAGGAAATTGAAAATGTTTAGAATAAAAAAAATTGGTTCTTTGATAGATGAGATGGGTTTGAAGAATATATTGTTGTTAGTAGTTCTTTGTGTGCCGTGTCTCATTTGGGATTTATTTTTTACATCTGTTGAACTTCTCTATAAAGGATGTTGTTGGATAAACAAAAAAGGCGATATTATACTTCTAAAAATTACTGAGTAAATGGTGATATTTCTTATGAAAAAATTAATTGTTATTTTATTACTTTCGATGTTCTCTGTTGGTTGTTCTTCTTTTGAAGTACCTGATAATCTACCGTGGGATGATTGTTTACATCACGATCATCATCCAGGTGTAATCACCGCAAAATATGATCATCATCATTATGAACACCATCGTATAGAAGGTGATAGTCCTTATGTAAGAGGCCTCAAACAGAGAATCAGGCAAAGAGCGTCTGATCGAAGATTGAATAGAGCGCTTGACCAAGAGCAACGCGACAACAGAAGATATTGGTGCGGCAGATCAGGAGACTGTTAAGGTTATTTGACAATGATTGAATTTATTGGTATACTATACATAGTATTGATGTTTTCTATGGTAATAGGAACTATAGTCCTGATACCATTAGTAATCAAAAAATTGTTTTCAATATTATTAGAAATTTTATTATGAATGTTTTTTATCTGAGCAAAAACACTAAACACTGTGCCATGCTTCACTGCGATAAACACGTGGTGAAGATGTGCATAGAGTACGCACAGTTGTTATCTACCGCGCATCGTGTGATTGACGGTGCCCAATATCTAGATCGCACCAAAGCAGGTCGTAAAATAGTTCGATATCGTCTTGATGAACATGATGATGTTGTTTACAAGGCCTGTCATGTCAATCATCCTTCTGCCGTCTGGACTCGCGAGTCGTATGCTAACTATATGTGGTTGCACGATATGTGGCGACATTTAGCACAAGAGTACACACATCGTTACGGTAAAGAACATGAGTGTTGGCGTAAACTCGGACATATACTGAGTGAAGCACCGTCTAATATTCAAGACAGACCGTTTACGGAACCACCTCCTGCGATGAAACAATACCCTCAGTGTATCGTTGAAGGTGACTCTATTGCATCGTATCGCAACTACTATTGTGAAGCAAAAGCATACTTTGCACGATGGACTAATCGCGAAATTCCTCCTTGGTTCAATGTAGCGGCGTGATAAATACTCCAAAAACCT